AGAGTCTCAGCGTGAAGAGCTTCGTAAGGAAGGCGCAGAAGAACTGCGTATTGAAATCCTTCGTGAACTAGAGGTTCAAAAGGGTAGGGCTGTTACTAGCCCACAAGCCTTTGGACTCCAAGTTGCCATGGTTGTAGTGGAGAAAGCTACACGGTAATGAGGTCCGAAGGCCAGAAGGAATCCCGCAAGCACGAGAATCGTTTAGCAAAAGCTATTGATGGTTCCCGTACTGCGGCTTCTGGAGCGTTCTGGTCACGCAAAGGCGATGTGAGGTCAGAAGAGTTGTTGATTGAGCACAAGTGGACGGGCAAGAAGTCCAAGACAATTCAATCAGCAGAACTCAAAAAGATAACGACTGAGGCAATCATGGATGGGCGTATGCCTGTATTTGGAATGCACTTGGACGGGGAGGACTACGTAGTTATGTTAGAGACCGACCTGTTGGAGCTAGTGCAGAAACTTGATAATTAACGAGCCTTACCGTTTAAGTACGGAGTGGAGAGCAGAAGCACGATGCGCCGATGCAGATACTGAAATCTTCTATCCACCACGTGATAAAGATTTATACAACAAAATAGCAGCCTCAGCCAAAGAGTACTGTAACGGTCCTAAGGGGAACAATCCTTGTCCTGTTAGAGCGCACTGTCTTTGGGAAGCTGTAATAACTGAAGAGCAGCACGGCATCTGGGGGGGACTATCTCACAGAGAACGAAACGCCTTGGTACGAAAGTATCAAAAGGAATACAGGCATAAGATGTCGTTAAATGACTTCATCTTCAAAGAACGGGAGAGGGCAGTATGAGTGTAGTAAAGTCAGACCTAAAGAAATTCTTGGACGCAACAAAGCAGAAGCACCGTCTTGTGGGGCACATTGAGCGTCACTTGTTATCAAGACCTGCGGGAGACCGTCGTACAGACGTGTTACACCCTTCTGAGATTATCAAGAAGGATTGGTGCCTACGTGCTTCTTACTTCCTTCTGAGAGGTCACAAGAAGATTCAAGAGAAGCCAAACCTACGTCTGCAGTCTATCTTTGACGAGGGGCACGCTATCCACGCTAAGTGGCAGAACTGGTTCTACGAAATGGGCAACTTGCACGGTAAGTTTAAGTGCCTAGCCTGCGGTCAGATTACTTGGGGCACTTCTCCTAGCAACTGTGAGCACTGCAACCACAGCGACTTAGAATACGACGAAGTAACTTTGGTGGACGAAGACCTACGTATTGCAGGTCACACTGATGGTTGGATTAAGGGAATTGGCGACGACTGTCTGATTGAGATTAAGTCAATTGGTCCAGGAACAATTCGTTCTGAAGCTCCAGACTTGTTTGAGGCAGGGCAGGACTTCATGGCTGCATGGAGAAACGTGCGCCGACCATTCCGCTCTCACTTGCTACAGGGCCAGATGTACCTAGAGCTGATGAAGCGCATGGGTCACGAGGTAAATGAGGTTGTGTTCTTGTACGAGCTAAAGGCAGACCAAGACTACAAAGAGTTTCCTATTAAAGCCGACTATGAGTTGGTGAAACACATCTTTGAAAAAGCTGAGAAGGTTGTAAACTCTGTAGAAGAAGGTGTTGCACCACGTTGCAACAACAACGTAGGCGGGACTTGCAAGCAGTGCGAGGGATACGAGGAGTAAATGTCAGACGCAGTCTCTAAATTACAGGAGCTTGGGCTAAGCATCAGCCGTCCAACCATGGACGTAGGGTCACTGCCAAGCGACATTACCACCCTATCTAGTGAGCAGCTAGGAGAGAAGTTCACTATCCTTACCGCATGGGCAGACTATGCGGCCACTCAGCTTGCAGTTGCCCAGATTGAAGAGCGTTCTGCTCAGCGTAAGTTAGACCTTTTAGAGAACACCCTATTAGTCCGTAAAATGGGCACTGCTGTTAAAGGCGAGCGCATTACTTTGGTCAAAGCACAGATTGCTACTGACCAAGACGTTCTGGACTTAGCTCAAGATTACGAAGATAAATACGCCTACAGAAAGCTAGTAGAGATGATGTTGTCTAACTATGAGAGAGATATTGCCCTTGTTAGCAGAGAACTAACTAGAAGGTCAAATGATTTGAGGTCAACTAGAAAAGAATGGTCTCTATAATGAGTATCTTATTGTCCAAATCTAGTCCTAGGAGACCCCGAATGCAGGTTACTGTATACACCACGCCAACATGCCCACAGTGCGACATGACCAAGAAAACCCTGACTAGAGGCGGTGTTCAGTTCAACGTCGTAGACCTATCTACTGACGAAGCAGCTATGAAGTACGTGACTACCGAGCTAGGGTACAACGCAGCTCCTGTTGTGGTGGCAGGAACCCAGCACTGGTCGGGATTCCGTTACGGCGCAATTCAGAACTTAGTTAAAGCTATTCACAGCGATGACGCTAAAGCTCGCATGGCATACAAAGCCCCTGTAGCAGCGTAAATCAAATAGGAGGGCACTATTAAAACTTGGGTATACTCGCTCACTCCTCAAGAGGAGGCTATTGCAGCGCAAGTCGGTTGGGAACGCCAACTCCCCATGCTGGGCCAGCCAGAGCGTAACCGTAACTACTCCGAAGGCGACATTTGGGAAGCGTGGCAACACATGATTGCTGCTGCTTCTGAGCTTGCCGCTGCCCGTATGTTTGGGCTAACCGACTTTGTTCCACATGTTAACACCTTTAAAAACAAGCTAGACATTCCTGGCTATGAAATCAGGTACTCCTTCACAAAGCAAGACCCAAACCTACCTAAGTTTGCGCTCAGATATAAAGAAGGCGTAGATGACCCAGACCAAATCTACATTTTGATTGTTGGTGGTCCAGAGCAGAAATCCAGAAGAAGTGCCAGCGAAGATTACCGCACTCCTCCTTTTAGAGCAGTGGGCTGGGCCTATGGGCGAGAGTGTATACAAGACAATTACAAAGCGCCTTATGGAGTTAACAACTACAGTGTTCCTATAACTGGATTGAATGAGATGTCGAAATTGCCAGAGGTAGCTCGTGTCTGAGAAAGTGTTTGATGGCGGATTGCTCCCAGGAAAAGTTGCGCTAGGTATTGACCAGTCGTTAACTGGGTTTGCCATGACCGCCTTAAACGTTGACAGGCCAGAGTGTTATGAGACGTGGGTATACAAATCAGAGCACAGAGGCATCCGCAGGTTAGCAGACATCCGCTGGTGGATGGAAAACAAATTTGATTTCTTAGACTCAAATCAGCACAGGATAGAACAACTTGCTATGGAAACTCCTGTAATGGCGAGCCCTTCAACTTTGCCCCTGGCCCAACTAGCTGGGGTAGTAAGGCTGTCTATTTGGGAGTACTTTGACGGAAACATGAACTCAGTGATTCCTTTTGAAGAGCACCTTCGTAGACCTTACCTGATTCCTCCGATGACACTAAAGAAGTACGCTGCAGGTAAAGGCAACGCTAAAAAGCAAGAAGTCCTATTACAGATTTATAAGCGCTGGAACGTAGAGTTCAATGATGACAACGCTGCTGACTCGTATGCCTTGGCCAGACTAGCCGCTGGAATAGCCTCAGATGCCGTAGAAAAAGCAGTTGTAGAGCAAATAAAAGACCCTAAATACAAGGACAACTAAGAACTTATCTGTCACCATTGTTGTTGAGGACGGCGCACTAATACGACAACGAAGGTACACAAATTGACTGACATCGAAACAATTCCTTTAGCCGAAGAACCATTCCTAAGGGTATCTGCAGGCTCTAATCCACAATCCGTAGCATCCGCTATTGCCCACGCAGTTTACGACAACAGGATTGTCAAGCTACGTGCCGTAGGTGCTGGTGCAGTGAACCAAGCTGTAAAAGCCATTGCAATTGCTCGTGGGTATGCCGCTCCTCGTGGCCTAGACCTGACCTGCAAGCCAGGATTTACTACAATTACATCTCACGATGGCGAGATTAGCGCAATCATTTTTACCATTACAGCGAGCTAAATTCGCCGTATTCTGGTATTACAAATTATTTTAAGGAGTCTTTATGGCTAAGTGGACCGACCGAGGATACGCAATGCGTCGCCGTGAGGGTGCTCCATCCAACCACCTAGAGTCGGCAGGTACGACAAAGGGAAGAGACCACGATACCGCTGAGGAGCAGTACGATATGGCAAAAGGCCAGAACAGCCCAAGAATCGCCCTAGGTGAGGGTGCAATCGACACTCCTCACGAGGTGATGTCCCCAGAGCAGAACGCCCCTCTAAAGGGCACTCTAGTTTCCAAGAAGAACGTACAGGCAGGTGACCCTACCGCAGGTGGTCAGGCTTACCGCACCAACGTTTCTCAGGAGACTCTAGGCGCTTCTTACCGCGTCTCGGTTCCTTACACCCCGACTGTTGACCCAGTAGCAGGCCCAACCATGGCTAGCGCTCGTGTCATCCCATCAGTACAGGGCCGTCAGAACCCTGACTTCCGAGGCGCAGTAAGCGACCAGTACTAGGAGTCGCCATGAATGGGCACTCAGCCTTTTCACTAGCTCAGCGCTATGGAGTTTCTTCACAGCCTGACTTCTCCGCCATTGACGGAATGCAGCAGCACGCTGGTCCTTACAGTGGCGGCGCTGGCTTACAGAGTGGTAACCGTAGTTCTACGTCATTTGTGTTTGAATCCAAAGCACTTTCCCCAGATAAGCCACTAGCGCTCAGTTCTGACACAGGCACAAGCCTTCTTGGAGCTCGCTCTTCGATGGGCCGTATGCCTGGCATGGAGGTCTAATGCCTGGAGAATACAACTCTTTTGCCCCTAACCAAAACTGGCAATCCCTTGGCGCTGGTGGTCTAAATGGCTATAACAACCAA